CGTTCCACATCGGTGGCGACACGTTCCGCAAGGTCAACGAGGCATTCGTTGAGGCCGCCAAGGACCGCCAGTCCGCACTGCAGGCCGCCGCAGGCGACGTCCTCACAACCGACACCCCCGGTCTTCTTCCGGTGCCGGTCCTCGGCCCCGTGTTCCAGGACCTCAACTACGTCCGCCCCGTCGTCGCCGCAGTCGGCGCCCGCGCCATGCCCGACGGTGGCAACCAGAAGACGTTCATCCGTCCGACGTGGACCACGCACACCAGCATCGCCGCCCAGTCCCCGGAACTGTCCGCAGTGTCGGCCACCACGCCGGTGATTGCGTCCAACGTCGTCAGCAAGACCACCCTTGCCGGTCAGGTCACCCTGTCGGTGCAGGACATCGACTTCACCAGCCCGGCCGCCATGGAAATCATCCTGCGTGACCTCGCCTCGCAGTACCTCCTGGCTTCGGACAACGTCGCCGCTGACGCCATCACCTCAGGTGCATCCGCCTCAGGCTCCACCTGGACGTTCAACACGACCGACCCGTCCACGCTCATCACCGCGCTGTACGACGCCGCCACCGACATCCTCAGCGCCAGCAACTTCCTCCCCGACCACGTCTTCGTTTCGCCGAACGTGTGGAAGCTCCTCGGACAGCAGCTCGACGCCGACAAGCGCCCCGTGTTCCCGTACGCAGGCGCCGCCGGTCTCATGGGCGTCAACGGTGCAGGCGCCGCCAACATCACCCAGGCCAACACGTTCAACCCGTTCGGCCTCAACCTGGTGGTGGACCGCAACTTCGCCAACAACACGATGGTCGTCGCCAAGGGTTCCGCCATCGAGTTCTACGAGCAGATCCGCGGCCTCATGTCCGTCGAGGCGCCGTCCACGCTGGGCCGCACCTTCTCGTACTACGGCTACGTCGCCACGTTCATCGCAGACAGCGACCTCGTCAAGTCCATCACCGTCTCGCCCTGATCCGGGCCTGAGGGACTAGTCATGTCGGAGATTGCGTACGTCGTTCGGGCCATGCGCCTGGACGACTACGCAGTCGTCCAACTATTGACCAACATTGACGCCACCGTTGAGCAAGAGGTGGAAATAGCCGGTGTCGGCGCAGGGTTCAACGACTCAGGCGCCATGGTTGTCGCGTTCCCACAGTACGAGTTCATCGGTGTCAACAACCTCGGCGAATGGGAGTTCAACTACGAAAACCCCATCCCCAACCAGGTTATGTACCAGAACGTCGGTACGGATGTCACCTACTACGCGGTCAACCCGTACGGCACCTGCGAATGGAATCCCGTCTGCACATGGATCACGAACGCCAACGTGACCGAATGGCTGGGTATTTCTGTTGCCACCGCCAATGACACCGCGTTTATAACCAAGTGTGTGGCGGCTGCCAACGCGTTTGCGTACCGTCGCCGCATCGAGTCCGGCTACCTGACCGATGAGCTGACCGTCAGCCCCGGCGGCGATGTCACCCTCGGAACCATCATGTACGCCGCGCTGTTGTACCGGGAACGCGGATCTGCGGATTCGTTTGCATCGTTTGATTCGATGGGGACATTTCCGGTGCCGTCAGCCCTGGGGCGCATCCTGCAGCTGCTGGGTGTCGGCCGTCCGCAGGTTGCGTAATGGCCGCCACCGGCATCCTGTGGGACGCAGTCAACGCCACTAAAACCGCGCTAGTGGCCCTCAACCTTGGGTACGAGGTTGTCACGGACCCGCGCAACGCCCGCCCCATGACCCTGTTTCTGGAGCTCCCCACCGTCGAGGCGTTCACCTACAACGTCGGCGACATCACCCTACGAATCCGTGTGTGTGCACCACCCCCCGGCAACCAGGACGCATCTGACTGGTTGTTGACACAAGCAGATAAAATAATGAACAGTTCAATAGCCGTGACAGACCTTCGCCCGTCTGTCATGATTATTGGCGGCGGTCAGGAACTGCCGACATACGACCTCACCGTGCGGGTAGCCGTACGGCGCAACTAGCAAAAGGACAACCCATGGCCACCAGCACATTCCTTTCCAACGCGACGGTGAACATCACCCAGGGCGTCACCACGACCGACCTGTCGGATCAGTGCCGCAGCGTCACCATCACCGTCGGCCAGGACCCGCTGGAGTCCACCGCAATGGGCGACACCGGGCACCGTTTCGTTGGCGGCCTCCAGAGCGTCGAGGTCACGCTGGAGATGTTCCTGTCGTACGGCGCATCCGAGGTGGAGGGCGTTCTGTCGTCCTGTGTCGGCACCGGCACCACCGTCCTGACCATCAGCCCGTCCGGTACCACAGAGTCGGCCACCAACCCCGAGTACGTCATCACCAACGCCATGCTGGAGAATTTCACTCCCATCGCCAGCACCGTCGGCGAGCTTGCCATGGTCACCGCCACGTTCACCGGCGGCACCTGGGTCCGCGACGTCACCTGATCCCCAACCTAAGGAGAAACCATGCAACTGAACCTGCATGTCACCACCAACGACGGCGACGACTACACAGTCACCACCAATCTGTACGTTGTCGTTGCGTGGGAACGCAAATACAAGCGGAAAGCGTCCGAACTGGCGTCCGGTATCGGCGTTGAGGATTTGGCGTTCATGGCGTACGAGTCTTGCAAACAGTCAGGCATCACCGTTCCCGCAGTGTTTGACGACTACGTCAAGAAGCTCGCCGCTATCGAGGTTGTGGGGCAGGAACCCGAAAACCCTTCCTGAAAGGCTCGTACCACTACTCGCTAGCGGTGGTGCTGGTTTCCACCGGGTACTGGCCTCCACAGATACCTTTTGAGGGGCGCGACCTGGCGACAGTGGTTACAATCTTGAACGAGCAAGCAAGGAAACAGCGATGACCCCACAAACGAGCATCACATTGGTGGGGGTTGAGGACGCAATCAAGGCGCTCCGCAAGATTGACCCTGAGCTGCGTAAACAGTTCAACCGTGACGCCAAGGACATCGCCCAGCCTGCGATCAGTGAGGCGCAACGCAACTACCCTGAAATGCCGTTGTCGGGCATGAACCGGCAGTGGAAGTCCAAGGGCCGCACCCTGTTTCCGTATGTGGCTGCCAAGGCTCGACGTGGCGCCAAGGTCAAGGTGGACACGTCCCGCAAAACCCGCAACGTCATCCTGATTCAGCAGACCGACCCGGGTGCCGTCATTTTCGAGACCGCTGGCAGGCGCACAGACAACGCTCTGGGGCGTTCTCTGGGCACTGTGGCACCGACGGAGACCCGAGTGCTGTCCAAGGCTGTAACGGCCAACAGAAGGCAACTGGAAGCGGGATTTGAGCGTCTGGTACGCGACGTCATGCACACCGTCAACAGGGAGACCCGCTAATGGCTATCTCAATCCCCATTATTTCCGAGTTTGCGGACGCTGGCGTCAAGAAAGCCATCAAAGAGTTCAAGCAGCTCGAGACCACGGGCGAAAAAGCCCAGTTCGCGTTGAAAAAGGCCGCTATCCCGGCAGCGGCTGCGGTGGCTGGTTTGGCAGCCGCCATGGGGGATGCGGTCAAGGCTGCGATGGACGACGAGAAGTCCCAGCAGATGCTTGCCCGCCAGTTGAAGGCCACGACCGGGGCAACCGACGACCAGATCAAGAGCGTCGAGAAGTACATCAGCGCCCAGGGCCGGAATCTCGGCATCACGGACGATCAGCTGCGCCCGGCGTTGGCTGGCCTTGTCCGGGTCACTAAGGATGTCAATGAGGCGCAGAACGCTGCCAGCCTCGCCATGGACATCGCCGCCGCCAAGGGTGTCAGCCTGGAAACGGTCAGCAAAGCGCTGGAACGCGCCTACGGGGGCAACACCGCGGCGCTAGCCAAGCTCGACCCGTCGGTGCGCGACATGATCAAAGGCGGCGCAACCCTTGAGGAAGTGTTTGCCAAGATGTCGAGCACGTTCGGGGGGGCCGCCAAGGAAGCGAGCAATACCGCTGCGGGCGGGTTTGCCAAACTCAAGCTGTCTCTTGATGAGACAAAGGAGTCCATTGGGGCGGCACTGTTGCCGGTGCTCCAAAAGGTGCTGCCGTATCTGCAGAAGGCTGCGGATTGGGCGCAGGACAACCCGAAAGCGTTCACCATCATTGCGGGCACTATCGGCGCTGTCGCTACCGCCATTCTTGCCGTCAACGCGGCAATGGCCCTCAACCCGTTCGGCCTCATTGCCGTCGGTATCGCCGCCCTCGTTACCGGCATCACTGTTGCGTATACAAAGTTCGAGGGTTTCCGCAACGTGGTCCGCAACGTCGTCAACGGGCTGGCAACCTATTTTGAGTTCATGGCTAACGCATGGATCAAAGCCATCAACCTTGTCATCAGGGGTATTAACATTGTCAACCCTGGCAAGGATGTGCCCAGCATCCCGGCAGTGTCGCTGGGGCGGCTGGGCGGTGAGGGCGGTGGCGGCACCGGCAGTGCCCGCCAGTTCGAGTCGCCGGTGTCATCGTCTGGGTCGACCGCTGCGGTGGTGCCCAGCCTTGGTGCGGGGGTTGTGGCTGGCGCAGCGTCCCGCGCTACGGGGGGTGGCGGTGCAGCTGCGGCTGCGCCCCGCCTAACCGGACCCGACGGGTATGTCGGCCCTGGCTATGGCGAAATCCCCATCTCAATGCTGAGCCTGAACCAGATTGACCCGTCTATCGGTGGCACTCAGGGGCAAACCATTGTGAACGTGCAGGTGGATGGTGGTGATCCGCAGTCGGTGGTTGACGCTATTCAGCGGTGGACCCGCCAGAATGGGCCGTTGCCGATTGCGGTGACGTACTAAGCCATGGCTATCCCGTACTGGACGGCTGAACTACCGGGCCCCGTCTCAATTACGAACATTCAGACGGTCACGGTCACATCGGGGCGTCGAGTCCTGACCGACTTCTACGCTGCAGGCCGTGCCACCATCAACGGACGCCGCCCCGATCTGTTGCCCACCATCAACATTGGCGACACTGTCACCTTGCGCTTGTACAACCCGAACACGACCCCTACGTCGTTGGTGGTTTTACCGTTGCGCGTAGCGGACCTTCAGATTACTTACGGCGCAGTGGCCGCAATGGACACTTGGACGCTGTCGCTGGAGGACGCGTTTGCCACGTTGGGGCGGGGCCGCATCACCCGCACATGGTCCGCGGGCACCACCACAAAAGTGGCGTTCGAGGACGTGTGCACCGACCTTGGGTTGAGTTACAACACCATCGTTTCGCAGGCACCCAAGACGTTGTCAGCCACCACGGTGACCGACGAGAACGCGTTGAACGTCATGCAAACCATCGTCAACACGGAACAGGGTTTGCTGTACGCATACAGCACAGGGCTGGCGTTGTACACGCGAGGCTGGCAGCAATACACGACGTTTTACGCGTTCGGGGATGCTGGCGGTGCCAACACGACATACCAGCAGGTGCAGTTCATGTCGATGGCCGACAACTACGCCACCTATGTTCTGGTCACCATCAACGGGGGCACCCCGACGGTGGCAGGCACCGGGGACTATTCGTACCGGCTCGACACCTACGCTTTGAACAGCTCTGAAGCGTTGTCGGTGGCGCAGTACGTTCAGGGGGCGTTGCAGGACACGACGGCGGTGCCGAACACGTTGTCGGTGCTGTTGAACACGGAAACCTCGACCCGGACGCTGGACGCAATCAACAACCAGTCGGGCGTGACCCTGACCCTGCGGGGCCAGACGTACACCGCCAATATCATTGGCTGGACGATCAGCAGCACCCCTGAGCAAACCCGGGTCACGTTCCAGTTGGCGGGGACTGAGCAGTACAACTATTTGGTGTTGAACAACAGTGTTTACGGCACCCTCAATAACAACAGGTTAGGATTCTGAGTATGGCTATTAAGACGTTTTCGGTGGGTGAGGTGTTG